TGTGCGAATTAACTGGATATATCTCGTACTTGACGGTAATATGTGACTACCAAAAAAACAAGGAGGTCATAGTAATGACAATCAAGTACAATGTTCCAGGCAAGGAACGCAAACGAATGGTTCTTATAATTGCAAAGTGGCTCGGTGAAGAGGTTAAATACCTGGGCGCTCCCAGCTTTGCCTACGAGGTGGATTACTTCACCATCGACAAAGACGGCAACCTCATTTTTGATGACCGCGCTGACAGCGAGGTTATTGAGAGATTGCTTGAGCACCTCTACGATGAAGGATTTGAAAGTGATATGAGTGCAGATGCACCCAAAGGTATCGCAATTCAAATCCCCATGGCAGACTTCACCGAAGCCTCTCTGCAAAACCTTTTTGACCTGGTCGAATCCAAAGGCAACCTCATCAAGAAAGCCTTGGGAGTGGACGACCTTCCTATTAACCTTATCGGTGAGCGTTTGGATTTCCCTTGGTTCAAGACCGACAGCACTCCCGATGAAATTCAAACCTATATGGAGTTTGTGACAGCCTTATGCAATATGGCAAAGAATCAAAAGCGTATAAACGCAAAAGAGAAAGAAGTCGAAAACGAGAAATACGCATTCCGATGCTTTCTCCTACGGCTCGGTTTTATCGGCAACGAGTACAAAGCCGCCCGCAAAATTTTGCTCCGAAATCTTTCAGGATCTTCCGCATTCAAAAGCGAGGGGGTGAATGAATAATGTTCGGTATTAGCAAAGAAACGCTTGCTCGTCTTAAAGAGCGCTACCCCAAGGGGTGCCGTGTTGAATTGGTTCATATGAGCGACCCCTTCAACACAAAGCTCGTTCCCGGCTGCAAGGGCACCGTGGTTGCCGTTGACGATATCGGTACAATCCACGTTAAGTGGGATTGTGGTTCTTCCCTCGGCATTGCCTACGGTGAGGATGTTTGCAGAAAGGTGGACGACTCCGGCAAGGCATAAAAAGGTGTAATATACACACTATTTTGCCTTAAAGATTGTGTAGTTTATATCTCCAAAATGACTGGATATATCGGTCAAATGACGGTAATATACACTCACAACAAAACAAACGGAGGAACACACTATGACAAAGATTACACTTTTTGAAAGAGCCATTGCAGAGAAAGCAAACAGCCTCAAGGATTGGGGCATCAACGCTACCGCATTCTGGGCATACCGCAAGAGCATCGATGCAGAAAATGACCTCATCGACTTCTCCGAGGTTATTTGGGATGAGGATGTTGAGGCTATTGCAGAGACCTTCCGCCAGAACGGCATTACCGAATTTACCATCAGCAGTACCTTCTCCAGTTTGATTTCCACCCTCGCAGCCTTTGATAAGCAAGGTTTCAAGATGGCGGGCATCACCGAGGTCAACGCAAACTACACCGATTGGATGACGAACGAAAGAGCAAAAGTTCCTGCCATCCATATGATGAGCATTTAAGGAGGACGGTGCAATGGGAAAAGACATCTTCACCACCATCGAAAAACTGCAACTTAATGTTTCCGCATCCTACGGAGCGGTTGTTCAGTACGGCGACAAGGTATTCGTTACCGACATCAGTTGGAAAGGCGGATTCACCGCTGAAATCTACGAGTTCATCGAGTTCCCGGAAGACACCGGCTTGGGTGACATTGAGTGCCGCCTGGTTCCCTGGGCAGTAGTCGAGGAAACCTTCAAAGATAATGGTTCCGCACTGAAATGGTGCTTTGAGCAACTGCAAAAATAACCACAACCCAATACCCCCTGGGATAGAGCCGTGAGGCTCTGTTCCTCGTATACGCAAGTCGCACCGTTTCGGTGGCGGCTATTTTTTATACCCTTTTAGGAGGTGACCGCATATCAGAAAACTGAAAAACTATAAGCCGACTCGGTTTATGGCAGAGGGTTCTTATTACGATAAGGCTGCCGCTGATTATGCGGTGAGCTTTATTGAGTGCCTCTGTCATACCAAAGGCACCTGGGCGAGAAAGCCATTTGAACTCATCGATTGGCAAGAACAAATCATCCGTGACATATTCGGAATTAAGAAAGCCAACGGCTACAGACAGTTCAACACCGCCTACATTGAGATACCAAAAAAGCAAGGCAAGTCCGAACTTGCGGCTGCCGTTGCTTTGCTTCTTACTTGTGGTGACGGTGAGGAACGTGCCGAGGTTTATGGTTGTGCTTCCGATAGACAGCAGGCATCCATCGTTTTCAACGTTGCTGCCGATATGGTTCGTATGTGTCCGGCACTGGCAAAACGAGTAAAAATCCTTGATTCACAGAAACGACTCATCTACCTACCGACAAACAGCATCTACCAGGTCTTGTCGGCTGACGTCAGCAACAAACACGGTTTCAACACTCACGGTGTTGTCTTTGATGAATTGCACACACAGCCGAACCGAAAGCTCCACGATGTAATGACCAAAGGCTCTGGCGATGCTCGTATGCAGCCGTGTTTCTTTAACATTACCACCGCAGGCACGGATACAAAATCCATCTGTTACGAACTGCACCAAAAAGCAAAGGACATCATTGAAGGCAGAAAAATCGACCCTACTTTTTACCCGGTTATCTACGGTGCAAATGAAGAGGACGATTGGACAGACCCTAAAGTCTGGGCGAAAGCCAATCCCTCTCTCGGCATTACCGTTGCTATCGACAAGGTTCACGCAGCCTGTGAATCCGCAAAGCAAAACCCCGGTGAGGAGAACTCCTTCCGGCAGTTAAGGCTCAACCAGTGGGTCAAGCAAGCGGTGCGTTGGATGCCGATGGACAAATGGGATAAATGTGCCTTCGCAGTAAACGAAGATGACCTGGAAGGTCGTGTATGCTATGGCGGTCTTGACCTTTCTTCCACAACGGATATCACGGCATTGGTGTTGGTGTTTCCACCCATCGATGAGGATGACAAATATGTTATCCTACCGTACTTTTGGATACCCGAGGATAATATGGAGCTTCGTGTGCGACGGGATCACGTGCCTTACGATGTGTGGGAAAGACAAAACTTCCTAAACACAACGGAAGGTAACGTTGTTCACTACGGCTACATCGAGAAGTTTATAGAACGGCTCGGTGAGCGTTTTAATATTCGTGAAATTGCATTCGACCGTTGGGGCGCTGTACAGATGGTGCAGAACCTTGAGGGTATGGGGTTCACGGTGGTTCCTTTCGGTCAAGGCTTTAAGGATATGTCTCCGCCCACAAAGGAACTGATGAAACTGGTGCTTGAAGAAAAAATCGCTCACGGAGGTCAACCCGTCCTTCGCTGGATGATGGATAACATCTTCATCCGCACCGACCCGGCGGGTAACATCAAGCCGGACAAAGAAAAATCCACAGAGAAAATTGACGGTGCGGTCGCAACTATAATGGCGCTCGACCGTGCAATTCGCTGTGGTAATGATACTACCGCTTCGGTTTATAACGACCGAGGCATTTTGTTTATATGAAGGGAGTGAATCACGATGGGCATTTTTTCAGGATTGTTCCGATCCAGAGATAAGCCTCAAAACAGAACGGTCGGTAGTTCATACACCTTTTTTATGGGTGGTTCAACTTCCGGCAAGCCTGTAAACGAACGGTCTGCAATGCAAATGACCGCCGTTTATTCCTGTGTGAGGATACTTGCAGAAGCAGTGGCAGGACTACCACTCCACCTTTACAAGTACACCGACACGGGTGGCAAAGAGAAAGCTGTGGATCATCCGCTTTACCTTTTGCTTCACGATGAGCCGAACCCGGAAATGAGTTCTTTTGTGTTCCGAGAAACCTTAATGACGCACCTGCTTCTTTGGGGTAACGCTTACGCACAAATCATCCGTAACGGCAAAGGCGAAGTTGTGGCTCTCTATCCGCTGATGCCAAACAAGATGACCGTTGACCGCGACAGCAACGGACAGCTTTATTACACATATCAGCGTTCTAACGAAGAGGCTCACACAATGGAAGGTGCATCGGTAAAGCTCAAGCCTTCAGATGTTCTTCATATTCCCGGACTTGGCTTTGACGGTCTCGTTGGTTATAGTCCCATCGCAATGGCAAAAAACGCTATCGGTATGGCAATTGCCTGCGAGGAGTTCGGTGCCAAGTTCTTTGCTAACGGTGCAGCGCCCTCGGGCGTGTTGGAACACCCAGGCACAATCAAAGACCCCAGCCGTGTGCGTGATGCGTGGCAGAGCCAGTTTGGCGGTGCATCCAATTCCGGCAAGGTTGCGGTTTTGGAGGAAGGAATGAAGTATACACCCATTTCCATTTCTCCTGAACAGGCGCAGTTCCTTGAAACACGCAAATTCCAAATAAATGAAATTGCTCGAATTTTCAGAGTCCCGCCCCATATGGTCGGTGACCTTGAGAAGTCGAGCTTTTCTAATATTGAGCAGCAATCCCTTGAGTTTGTGAAATACACCCTCGACCCGTGGATTATCCGTTGGGAACAATCGATGATGAGAGTTCTGCTCTCGCTCGATGAAAAGAAGGAGTTTTTCATTAAATTCAACCTTGAAGGTCTGCTCCGAGGTGACTATCAAAGCCGTATGAATGGCTATTCGATTGCAAGGCAGAACGGCTGGATGTCCGCTAACGACATTCGTGAGCTTGAAAACCTCGACCGAATTCCGGCTGAACAAGGCGGAGATTTGTACCTCATTAACGGCAGTATGCTTCCG